ATCAATTGCGATACTCCGTTCGGCCATCAAGCAAGCCTCACCACGCATCGCAATTGATTCCATTACACTATAACATCCAGCTTGGCTTTACCGGCTTTCTCGACATCTACAGAAACAGGTTTACATTTATTAGCACTTGACTTCGCCTAGGCTACCTTGGCACTGTATGATCTTTCAAAAGACAAATAAAGAAAAGATACAACGTCTCGACAAGACTTTTGACTAAGCTCAACACACGAGACAGCCGAAATGGCTTCCCAGGGTTACCAGAAACAAGATCCTTCCGTCACTTGCTCCGTCCTCAGGACGGCGTGACACGGATCTGGTTTCGTGGTTACCCCAGGAAGCTCACGGCTTTGTGTTGGCAGTCAAACATATCTTTAAGAAGTGCAAGGGACTCAACCCTTGCTGGCGTCTACTAATTGTTGTGCGTCGGCAGGTACCTTGAGTCCCAATTTTTTACGCTGCGCAACAGCTTCACAGATGCGGGCCTTGAAATCTTTACCGATATCCATCATCTGGTCCCATCCAGAAATTCCTTGCCTTGCATAAGCATATGTCATGTTCATCCATTCAAGATATTTCTGTGTAGCTTTCTCAAGGGTGAAGATTCTGTCCCGTGTACCATTCCTTCCTCTAAGGATTACGTTTCCGTTCAAGGCTTCTAGGTATTTGATACCATCGAATGTCATATGGGCATTACTGAGACCGGCATATACATCAGCACCTGTAGATGTGGTGGCACCTTTTATCTTGCCATAAGCATCTTCCTCAGGAGAAGACTGCTGATCGATATCAAAAGGATTTTCATTGTCTGTCATAGGGAATTCCTTATATGTTGATATGCTTAATAGTAATAGTCATCATCTGGAGTAATAACTGTAGGCTCCTCATCAAAAGCTTCAGTAAACCTGTCAAAACTACCACGAGGACCAAACACAGGTTCCTGTTCAGCTGTCTCAAGGTATCTTGCAGAATCATATTTCTGACTAATTGGTATATAAGCACCAAATCTGTCGAAGATCTGGCAGCATCCGAAATTCACAGCATGACTGAAATCATCAGGTGCTGACATCTTCTTTGTAATAAGCATAACAGTTTCTTTCCCTTTTGCTTCTCTTGGCTCCTCTACAAGGGCAAGAAAATCCATAATAGGCTCTTCTGGGTCATCCGGATTAAATCTGCGTACACGAATACGCTTAGATTTAAGACCTGCGATACACATAGCCAAAGAGCGACTCTTGTCCACGGTATAGAATTTAAGGTCTGGCTCACGTTGTGCTGGTGAGAGCTTCATTATATCTCCGCCTCGTGGGCCCACATAAGTCTCTGGACAAACTGTCAGATTCGGTATATTGGTGAGCCCCATCTGCTTCATCATCTCAAGTCTGACAAAACCAGCGCCACCATTATCGAAAGCAAAAGCATTAGCACCAGAGCCATCTATCCATTTCAAGAGGATTCGAGATTCTTCTACAGGTGGCATACCTTTAGGAAGTCTTTCACCATAAAGAATATCTATTACCTGATTATCACGCCGAAGACCAAGCACTGCAAATGCCGTATAGGAATCACTGATAGGTCCTCCACCGGAGAAGTCACACCCAACAGTTATATACGAATAGACATCTCTCAGCTTCTTAATATCAGAAGGCTTCTTGACATCGATAATAGTGCCATATTGATCTTTTGGATCATATTGTGCAGCTATGAGATCAGACAACGTTAGAGGACTTGTAGCAGAATCATAAGGCCAGCCAAAGACCTCATTATAAAGTGCTACTTCAGAATAGTTCTCAACTTTATCAAGAAGCTTAGACCATTTGTTCTCATTAATATAGTGCAACGGATGGCAGACCTGTGCAATGTGTAATCCTCGAAACTGTTTTGCAAGTTGCGGTTTTGCATGAACCCATCCGCCGTCTTCTGCAAATATTCTCTCACCGCATTTTGCACAAACAGGATAATGTTTACCTATCATTTTAAGCAGATCTTGTTCTGGGTTTGGTACATTGAAATAATTGCAGTGTGTGCATCTGATTACCCATTCTGCCTGAGATGATCTATTCCACAATAATGCAAGACTCCCATCTGTTGTTTTGGGGGTTCCGGCATATGTTACAAAACCCCAGTGAATGGAGGCAGAACTGACCTCCATAATAATCGGAATATATTGATACGGAACATCTTGAACCTCATCAATACAGATTTCTGCAATATTCGCAATACCACGAAGTCTAGTAGGATCCGCCTGACCACCAGCTCCGCAATAGTCCAGATAAAGCATCGAACCGTTACGGAAAGTTCGCAATGATAGTTTATTCACCTCTGTAGAGGAGATAAACATATCTGCAACAGGACAGGATTTCAATAACGGCAGCACCGCAGCAGCATTAAAGCGTTGAACCTGGTCTTGTTGTGGTGAGATGGACAACTGATGATAATGCGGAATAAAGAAGCCATGCAACACTTCGCAAGCTGCAAGTGTTGTACTTTTAGCAACCTGACGCGCAGTGCATAAAACCGTTTGCGGAGGATGCACTGTATCAAATAAAGGGGCCATGAAAAAATGCCGTTTCAGAGTGAAAGGCTGCCCATTAATTCTTAACAAGGAGAGCATCGGAATAAACGTTTTAAGTTCACCCGAATTGATCATCTTGTAATAATCTTTTAATTGATCTCGCAAAATAGGTGGTAAACTAGACATAGAATTCTCAACTCACTGTTATTTGATGCTTTTGTTAATGTACAACAACTTATCACAGGAGCGTTAATAATGAGTTTGAGAGTAAGAATAGAGCAGTATCTGCGCGAAAAGAATGTGGTACCGGCTGGCAAAAACCTTAAGAAGGATTCTTTTGGTACTCAGAGAACACAGGAGAAAAGGCGTCCTGCAAGAACTGATGTAGTGCCAGTGCAGCAACGCACAAAACCGCTCTAAGGATGCACACCTTACTAACCGTGGCCAAAGCCATAGCGCTTGTGACCATTTTCTTTCTCAACCCTCTAATCATCGGATCAGTGTACGCCGGATTACTTATCTTGCGTACAGCTGCCAAATCAATCCGCAACAGGCATGATCGCCTGTGGGCCTTTGCCATAATGTCACTGTTTGTTGCATTTATCGCCCCTATGTTCTTTGCCATCTATCCCGGCTGGATCTTCTGCGTTGCGTTTGCGGGCCTTCTGACGTGGGTTTTCTATCCATGTGATAAAGAACCCATGGAAACCGCTAACTGCGATGAGAAGCCCCTTTCCGGCCCCGAAAAAGACATCATAGACGTAGAGGTGATATCAGTTAAGACGATCTATCCGGAATAAATTTATACTTCTGGTAGAAAACCAACCAACCAAAAGGAAACACACCATGACCAAATCAGAAATCAACCAGATCTGTGACAAGCTTACGCAATTCGCAGACAACTGCGCAGAACAGGAACGCATCATCAGAGGTATCGTGGCCGTTCTGCGTTCCACTAAAGAAGATAAGACAATCACCAACAGGCCAGAGGATAACACCTGGGCAGACCGCATCGAGAAGCTGCTGAAAGAGGCGGAAGAACGCGGTAAACAGGAGAACATCTGGAAGTATCCCTTCGATACGCATCCCTACCCGCCGTATATCAACAATAGGCCGTGTGATCCTGTTTATCCTGGCAATTTTGGTCCGATCACCTGCGAAGGCAGCATAGGAAAGACTCCTATCAGTCAGCCGGTGGTCTATGCCAACAGCAATGGTATCCATATCAAAGAAGCAGATGACAGCGGCCGCACCATTGAAGTGACCAACAACGGCAAGAAGAGTCAGTACCATGTCAAGTGGTGACATATGGTAGATAAACGGCTTAATGAGGTTGCCTACACATCTTTTCAGCGAAGACAGAAAAATGAAAACGGTATAGAATATACACGCACCTATTTTGTTCGTGTAAAGCTTACAGAATTGCATCAGGACTACTGTTTTGCTGATATACTGTCAGATGCTTTCAGAGGTGAAAAGGTCGAGGCGCTATATACTAACTTGTTCTATACACCTGAAGAACTGTATAGACATCGCAAGAAGAAGTTGCGTGAATACTTTGAAGAATTCCTGGAGTCAGAGCAATGACAAGATTCTTCTATAGCGGATCGTTTGATCCCGTAACACACGGGCATCTGGAAATAATTCGCAGGGCATACCATCTGTGTGATGAGCTGATAATCGGTGTCGGCACAAATCCCAACAAGCATCCATGGTTCACAGTGCAGGAGCGTATGGCTTTCATAGCAGATGCCACCAGAAGTCTCAAGGATATACGCATCATAGAGGCTCCTGGACTTACTGCAGATATTGCCAGACAGTACGATGTATCGGCACTCGTAAGAGGTGTTAGATCAGGTGCAGACTTTGACCGAGAGATGCAGATCAACCAGGTCAATAAGGAATTGTGCTGTGATGTGGATACAATACTGTTTCCTGCAGATGACTTCGGATTCATAAGCTCCAGCGCTGTCAAGGAAATAGCAAAGCTCGGTGCTTCTGAATATGATCTGGCTAAGTTTGTGCCTGGTCATGTCACCAGAGCACTGCTGAAGAAGGTGCAGCAAATCAAAGCCGATGAAGCAGTCATTGAAACCGGTGCAACGGGTACTGTGACTGCGATCTATCACCCAGACGGGCGATAAGGCACTTCTAAGGCCTGTAGAGGCCATGATAAGAGCCTACCCTACCAGATTGTCATGTTGCTGGCCAGGGTAGGCTTAAAACACAAAACAACCTCTAAAGGAAACACACAATGAGAAATCAAACACTTCCGAAAGGGAGCAAACAAAATCCAATAGTGATAACAGGCTGCGTTGATAACCTAGATATCACTTATGGAAAGTATGTCGTCGTAACCGGTGATGGCTGTCTTACGAACAGCACACTCGGAGGAAAGAGAGTAATAGTTACAAACACGGCTATTATGCAGAACTGCGTACTAACAGCAGGCCACCTCATCATAGAGAACGGTGCTTATGCTGAAAACATTGTCTGCCACGATAAGACAATGATCACAATAAGGCCTGGAGGAACACTGATAGGCCTTGGTCGGGTCGGCAAAGTTAATATTCATCTATATCCAGGGGCATATCTGGAAACTCAGGATGAGTATTTAACAAGCTAACATCAGGCAGAGCATTATGTATTATGCATACAGAGACAACAACACCATAGGCAGTCATATCATATACAGCCACACATGCAGACACAACCAGACAAGGATAGGAAGACTCGTGTTTAATCAGACGTTGGACAAGGGTTCAAATGTTCTTGTCCTCGGTGCAGGGACAATATCAGGCTGCCGCATGAAGTCTGGCACACTAACAGTATCAGGTGGTGGGATAGTTCATAGGATCGTTGTAGAGAAGGGCAAGGTTATCGTGCAGAATAAGGGTACCATAGAGGACATAGAACTGCGAGATGGCACGTCACTTGAGGTCTATGCAGGAGGCAAAGCGAAGCGTATACGCCAATTCGGTAACGTGATAATGAACCTCCACGAAGGCAGCAAATACAGCATAAAAGCCAAGAACGATCCAATCGAATTAGCCTTTTAGCTTTAATTAAAAATATGCGCGCATACGTATATTCTATATAACACGCGCGTGCGCTAATATGAAATGGACATACTAATAAAGCCAAACTTACGCCCACTGGTGGACTAACGTCCACCACCAGCAAGTACCCAAAACATTTTCCTACGCGTATGCGTATACTATATATGATCTATATTCAGGGTGTAGTATACTTTGTATACTACACAATGAATATTGACCATCTCTAGTCTACTCACACTCGTTGGAACTGTTTGGTTACATGCTTGTGGGACCCTAGTCACTAGAGGGTAAGTATGGCGTTAGTAGTGTCCATTTCTGTTTTTCCGAATTTTTGAAGATTTCTCGATCAGATAGATCTCGAAATCATAATTCGGAAAAATTCAAAAATTATACCCGGAGTAAATTTTCTTTATTGAGCTTAATCTGAAAAGATTATGATCTATCTCAAGGAAATTTACTATCAGAAGAGCTGGTATATAGAGATCTAATCTACTGTAAATCGAGCTCAACATAATCAACAAGGGTAGTGAACAAAAATGATTCAAACTACTGATACAAAAGAATTTATATTAAAAGGATTCCTGTTCATAGCTGACTGTCATATCAAGGGAAGAACCTGGACTAACAGCACTCTTCTGAGAGGTGACTCCTATGATGCACTCAAAAGGTTCCTCGTAACTGATGTAATGAATCAAGTCGATACTGTGGTAATAGGTGGTGACTTGTTTGATTCCAACAGACCTACTTCACAGGATCTGTATGAGGTCAACTGCTTTGTAAATAACTTTCGCAGAGCATATTACATCAGAGGTAACCACGACAACGTACAACCTTCCTACCTGGAATCACAGATCATAACAATGGAACAGGAAGAAGATGGACCTGTGTTTCCGATGGTCTATAATCCTCCTGATGTCAGAGAGATTAATTTCTTAGCACCGCATGTCCAGATGATAGGCATATCCTGGATGCCCTCTGACAGCCAAATGGTTGAGACATTCAAAGACGCTGTAAACTACTGGAGATCAATGCGTAATGATGAAAAAGATACACTATACATCGTAATGCATTGCAGCTTCAAGCATTTACTGAGCTTCGATGGTGCTTATCAGTTCGACATTGATATGATCCGCAATATCTGCGGCAATGACAGGATCAACATACTGGTAGGACATGTGCATACCAGGGACACAAAGGTATACAATGAATCAGGTGCTTACATTCATTCGCCTGGCAGTACCTATCCGCTGTCGTCTGAAAAAATGGATACACCCTGTTATGGATCTATTATCGATTATGAAACAGGCGCGATAACAGCAGTGCCTTGCGATGTCAGGAATTATGCCGTGCTGAATATAGCCGATATCAAAGAAGGAAACATCATGTCCGCTTTGGCAGATCAGCAGAAGCTTCCAGCATATCCTAAGAGCTTGCCCACGTTTGTCAGGCTTATTGTTCCTGATACATATGATGGGGCTATACCGGAAGTGGATCCGGAACAGGTAACACTGAAGGTTGAGAGACATCTCGTTACACAGGAGCAAGTGCAGACTGTAGCCAACACGACATATACCATCAATGATGCAGTCCGAGAGGAACTTCAACAGGAGCAGCAGAACGAGATGGCATTGGAGATGGCTGAAGAGCTGCTTGCATCTGATGATCCTGTAGGGACGCTGAACGAATGGTTGACATTCTGGAATGTGAGGAGAGCACCATGCTGACAGTAACCAGACTCAAGTTATCCAATATATGCCAGTATGAGGAAATCGACATTCCCATTCAGACAGGGCTTATGGCTGTATGTGGAAGAAACGGCTCTGGTAAGTCAACTCTTCTCAGGGGCCTCATGTATGGTCTTACAGGGTTGGTGGATGGTTCATGGGGTACACAGCAGAATCTGCAAAGAGATGGCTGTGTTATCCCGGGATATGTCATGGTATCATTAAAAGATGACCAGCAGAACAGAGAACTCATAATAAAACGTTACTCTGTATCCGGTCCAAAGTTTCCGGATAATGTTGTGGAATTCAAAGAAGGCGCATATAAGGAAGTTGCCACAAGACGCAAGACAGTCGATGCATATCTGTCGGAGTTATATGGTATACCTGTAGCACTGCTGTTCCAATTAGTGTGGGGAAGGCAGGGACAGCTTGATCTCCTTCTGACAGCACCTGCCGCATATGTCAGCACCTTTCTGTCTGGTGTATGGGATTGCAAATTCCTTGAAACATTAAGGGAAAAGCTGAAGCTGTCTATAGATCAGATAGCTGTAATGGCAGATCCTGGCAATGAAATATTGTCTACTGCTAAAGAGCTTAAAGAGCTCGAAGACAGTATTAAGGAGCAGCGTGTACAGCTGGAGTTCCTGACAGCGCAATTACAACAACTACGGCAGCAGAAACAGCAGCTTGACCAGAAGGTCAGCAGTTCTTCATTGGAAGATGCTAAGAAAGCGGCGGCGCTGTCTGGTCGTATCTCCCAGGTGACACAGCAACTGGCAATGACGCTGCATATGCTCTCGGGGCGCGATCTGGATGCAGTTAAGGATAAACCCTTGGAAGAACTGCAGGAAAGTCTAAAGGTGACCAAGGAAGACCTTAAAGCCACATTAGAAGCCATTACAGCCAGAACCGCTGACAGAGACAAGTATGCCAACGACATCAAGATCACAGAGCTCCAGATACGTGGACAGCAGGAAGAGCTTACCAGACTTAGCAGTGTATATGACAGAATACAAAGCGTTCTGAAACAGGATACAGTACATTGCAGGTTCTGCAATGGTGTAATTCTGGACAAGCCAGCCTATGATAACGCACTATGTGATGTCATGGGATATGGACATCCTGAAGATCTGGAACAACAGATAAAAGATGTCGGTATAAGAATCGACGAGCTTAATAAACAACTTGAAGATTCCACTGTTGAAAAAGAACAGCGGGAGCTTTGCCTAAGAGTTTTAATAGATGGCAAAGAACGTCTTGAACAGGATGTGCAGCGCCTCACTGATGAAGTAACTACGGCAAACTTCCTTGTCCAGTATAACAATCTGGATATACAGAAAGAGCAGTTGCAGCAGGAACTCGATAAGTGCGATAAAAACGCAATAGATGAGGAACTGAATGCAACTATAACAGCAGTTACAGCACAGATAACAGAAGCTGAACAAGCCTATCATAATTTGCAGCAGGAACAGCTTAAAACACATGGACGCATAGAAGCACTCAAACAGATACAGGAGCGTCTTGAACAAGAGCAGGAACAACATGACGTCAATGCTTCTGCCCGTTCTCTTCTTGTACTGCTTAGAGATGTTTTTTCGCAACAACGTGCACAAGCTCGATACTTTGCCACAAAAGCTGTAGAGCTCAATCAGCATCTGCAGCATTTTCTGGAACTGACTGGTATGCCATTCAATCTGCGTCTGGATCCTGACAAGCGTTTATTCAGCTATACAACAGAAGACGGGTTTGAACATCCTACTGCACATTTGTCCGGTGCTCAGAAAAACATATCCGCTGTAGCATTGCAAATGGCATTGGTAGAGGTTATTAAACCAAACATCAATCTGTTCCTGTTTGATGAGCCAAGCGAAAGTCTTGATATCGAGAACAAATATGTTATGGCTGAACTCTTTAGACGTATGAACAGACTGTTGCCATCTATTGGTGGCACAATGCTCATAGTATCCCGTGACGAACAGCTCATAGAGAGTTGTGAAAACGTCATTAACATTCAACAAGCAACCAAAGAGGAGACAACTGATGGAACTCCATAGATTTAAGAAAGGCGATGATGCCTATATCTGGAATGAACTGCATCGCGATAATCATATCGTAGGCAAGATTGTTCATGTCAAGGTATGGCGTGCCAAGAAGGGCAATCGCTGCCAGATTATGCTGCCTTCATATGCGGTGAATGAAACAGGTCCTGTCGTCGACATAGATGAGAGTGCAATGTTTAAGACTGCTGATGAGTTGGAAGAGCATATGGTGGAACGTTATAAGCGCTTCATCAAGAGCGATCTTGTGGCAGATAAAAGAAAGGCCGAAGAATACAGGGAACAGGCTGGAAGCTTCATCCGCAGACTGTTTGACACCGATGTAGAGGCTTTCTGATGCTGCAAGTAGAGCTAGCTGATCCTGCCATAACAGTGCACGGTTGGATGCCCGCAATGGACAAGATCGGCGAATACACACTGAAATTGCGCAAGTCACCTGAAGAGATGCATGCGGAAAAAGAGCGCCTTAAAGCTGCTTATGGGAAATCTACAAAGACAAAAGTCAATCCTATGAAATACGAAAAAGGCACTGTTATAGAGCACGATAGCGAGGATCCGAACACTGTATATTTTCTTCCAGGCCTTTGGCCACGAGTCAAGGACTGGATGGAAAAGAACAATGTGGAGTATGAGATCGCAGCTGACAACAGGAATCCAGACATAAGACCGCCCATTGATTTTGAGGCAATCAAAGATGTGCAATTCCGTGAAACGCAGGATCTAGCACTGGCATTGATAGCCACAAGTGATTGTGGTGTTATAGAGGCCTTGCCTGGATGGGGAAAGACGTACCTATTCGGAATTATATGCAGAGCATTCCCAACATTGAATATTTTGATAACAACGGATTCCATATCAGTCGTGGAAACTGGCTATAGATATTTGTGCGAACAGCTCCCAGGACAGGTTGGTATACTAACAGGCATGAAAGATACATCACATAATAAACGTGTGGTGATTTGCACTGCTAAAAGCATTTGCAAAATACAGCCTGAACGCGTAAACCTATGCCTCATAGATGAAGCACACTTTCTCGGTGCAGGACAAGTGAGTCAGGATATCATGAAGTTCTGCTTTTGTAGAAAGTTCGGATTTACTGCAACTCCGTGGCGTAATGATGGGTCACAGTTAGTTATGGAGAGTATAGTCGGTCCGACGATTATGAAAATGGACTATGAGGAGGGGGTTGAGAATGGCATTGTTGTACCAATGAAGTATGCTATGCTTAAGTGCAATTGGGTGCCATCTGTGTGTCACAAAGAAGGAATAAATGAAGTCACAATGAAACGATATGCATACTGGCGAAATAATGTCAGGAATCTTGCAATCGCAGACTTTGTTAAGGCTTTCCATAAACAGGCACCTGATGCCCAGTTACTCATTATTGTAGCGGCTCTTGAACATGCTATTGCCTTATCAATGCTATTGCCATGGATGAAGGTAATATATGCAGAAGGACAGGATTTCAAGGGCATGGATAAAAAGTTCCCAAAGGAAAAATATCCAAACCTCGATATAGAGTCCTATAAGATGAAACCAAAGCAGCTTAAGATAGCACGTGCAGCATTCGCAAAAGGTACATTAAAGTTTGTAATAGCCACTTTTACTCTGAAACAAGGTGTTTCTGCAAATAATCTCAGGCTCGTAGTTCGTGCAGATGGTTCCACATCAAACATACCAGGTATCCAGATTCCAGGACGAGTAAGTCGCTTGGCTGAAGGCAAAGATTATGGATATATGGTAGATGTTACAGATGAGGGATGTCCATGGACTAAAGGAAGAGCTATTAAACGCGAAAAACTTTATCAGGAACAAAAGTGGATAAAGATTAACCCCCAGGACATTATAAATGATTTCGCGGGACAAACTATTACAGATACTCAGACAGATACTGGATCAACAGGTACCGAGGAATCTGAATGCTGACAACATAGCTGAACGACTGCAAATACTGGAAGCCTCCAGTAATGTGCAGTTAAGTGAGTACGGCTATGTCATGTATGCTTTAGAGCATGTCGGACTTGGTGGTATATATCACGGCAGATTATCTGATCCAGTGCTGATGGAAGGCTATGTCACAGATGCCAAAAAGCATAAAGACGATATGCCCACCTTGCTAGTCAATGCCAAGCGATATGCAGAGAAGGTATTCGAAGTAGTACAGGATCCTGATCTATTTCTGCCCAGGCTAGAAGGAATGTCATTCCCATATGTCCTGTATGTTCTGTTCACAGCATTAGGACAGCCTGGAATGGTATCCGCATATGCCACAGAAACAAGAGAGCTTCTTGCAAGGTTTCCAGGAACTCTGGACCTTCTGCCGGAAAACATGAAAAACGCAACATTGGAGGCACTGAATGCAGACTCTGAATAATGCAGAGCTCGCTTTCCTTTCTTTGTTGTCTTATCCTAAACTCGCAGTTAAATCCTTAAAGCTCTATAGCAATAACTCAGTGCTGTTCCCAAAGGCTATCTGGCCGCATCTTGATCTAATGTGGACAGCCTATATGACCACACTGAGTAACAATAGAGATAAAGGATTGTCTGTAGGAAAAGACATCATAGCAGCCAACCTGTCCGAAGCGGTACAAAGTGACCACTACATGACAGAAGAGGCGCTTGAGAAGAGCGACATGATATTACAGCGCTTCCTGACCGGAGATGTGCCGACTGAAGAAGAAGGTATAGTCTTCATACAAAAGGTTGCGCAAATGGATGCCGGCAGAAAGCTAATGGCTTCTATCAGCAGCAATGCAGACTTCGCAAGTCTTGAGAACACCATCAGTAGAGTGAGGCAGCAGGTAGAAGATCTTTCCGAAAAGGCAGACGATAACGATAAGGTTGTCTATAAACCTTTTCAAGAAATCCAAGACCTGACACCGATGACACCCAGAATTCCATGCGGAATTAACTGGATGGACGAACTGACTTCCGGCGGGGGTAGAGAACAGGAATTGTGGCTCATACTTGGCGGAACTTCAGGAGGAAAAACGAGCCTCACCATACAATATGCTTGTGCTCAAGCACTTATGGGGAACTCCACTGTCTTTGCGACTTATGAGCAGAGCCTCGCTGGCGACTTGGCAGAACGAATCATCTCAAACGTTACAGGCGAGAGCCTGGATAAAATAAGAGATATAGGATTCAACAATCTGCCTGAAGAATTGCAAAGAAAGTTCTGGGCAAGTGTGGCTGGAGCAGACGATAAATTAACTGTATTGGACATGACACATAGGACTCAAGCAAGCGAAATAGATCCAAGAGATAACGGCGGTGTATATTCAATCTGGCAGGAAGTAAAGAAGATCAAAGCTTCCGGTCAGAATGTTAAGACCGTTCTTATAGACTGGATGGGAGCTATGCTTGAAGTAGTGGCAGCCTGTACTGGCAGGGAGCTCGAAAATGCTTTCCAATTTATGGCTCAACGCGAGATAAACATTGCACGAAAGATGGCAAAAGAAGAGCATCTGTTGGTAATATTTTTCCACCAGACCGATACAAAATCTCAACATGCCAGACCGATCTATGCTCCAGATAAAACTTGTGCCTTGAATATGAAAACTATGAGCAACTTCATGGACCTGACATTAACACTCGGCAACAGAGATACTCATAATATCCTATGGGCAAATGGGGCTAAAGTCAGAAAGGGTGCAAATATCATGATGACTATCAGGCTAATAGGTGATCATTGCAAGTTTGTTCCGGCACCTGGTTGGTATCCTAATACGGACGGCAATTTCTACAATCCGGCTGAAGTACAGTTATCGCCTTCTCAACCTGCTGAGAATGAGGTAACACCTTTCTCAAGAGAGATAGAATGACAAACGATAAATTCAACGAACTGGTTGACCTGATCAGAAAAGCCTGGACTAAAAAGCAAGGCATCGTTGTTAGATTGCAGCAACAGGAAGACGACAAACATCCGCTGCTTATGTGCATCGGCGCCATGTCGAACACAGGTTTCGTACCGCAAAATTGCAAAGTCTGGCAGCACGATGAACTGCTATATGACGGCAAGATCAATTCAAAGGATTTGGTGAAGCTTCTCACAGAATATGACATCTGCTATGCCGAAGTGAATAATGTGAAACGCCTCGACGTACACCGGGGAATCTACACGTGTCTCGGAGACAGAGAAATATGTCCTGCTCAGTGCGAACTTCGCAACGCCAAGAAAGCCCAAGTAGGTTCAACTGACATTCTTATTAAATAGCGGAAACTCCACAAGGAGGTTTCAGTGCTCAATCAACAATTATATAACGCTCTCCTGAAGACATTTGGTAAAGTCGAAGTCGCTAACGAGGGCGTTCACGCAACAATCACGATTGATCCTACCGGTCTGGGTAGCTGGTCGATTTCCAAGGAAGGTGAGGGCGGTGAAGAGTATCGTGTAAACTGCCCTTTCTGCAGAGATCATAAGGGACATCTCTACATCAGCCATATGTCCTATGCAGCGCCTATAGTAAACGGTATGCGATTGCAGGTGGGCAAATTGCTGGCACATTGCTTCAGAAGGGAATGCCTGAAAGATCCTAATAACAAGGATATACTGGAAGGCAGGATCGGTATGGCAATGTGCGGAGAGGGTGAAACCCCAGTGGTCAATATGTCTGAGCCGGATGAGAATGATTTGGCTGTGAATTTGTCTAACGAACTGACACTGGAAGGTCTTCGTACTTGGATCCCAGATTGGCAGCTTATAGACGAAAACACAGATCAGGACATTGTGCAATATCTGGAAGAAAGGCGAATAACACAGGCAGACATTGACTGGCTGCATATAGGTTGGGGACCGATAAAGTCAGCCAGAACAGGTACATATCTTAATCATGGGCATCCATGGGTTTTGTTTCCTGTACTGCGCAACGGAAAACTGGCAGGCGTACAAGCCAGATGTCCTCCGCAATTTCTTGAAGCTGAAGGAATTAAATACTACTTCCATCCAGCCTGTAGAAAAAAAACAATCGTCTTCAATCTGGATGTTGCAAGCCAAATCGGTATAGGTTGTCTTTGTGAGGGTGTATTCGATGTGGCTTCCATAGGTAAAAACGGCGTCTGCATATTCGGACATACGCCAAGCCTTACACAAAAGAGATTGTTAGCTGCCAATCTGCAGGGATTAATATGGCTGCCAGACACAGATATAAGCCCAAATCTAAACGCCATCGACATAGCCATGAAGCAGGTAGCTGAGTGGAATGCCGCTGGTGTATTTCCAAGAGGAGCTCATGTGGTCACGCTGCCTATGAAAGATGCAGGAAGTATGACACGACAGGCCGTCTGGGAAACAATCCTTCAACAGGTACCACAGGACTTGCAGGAAGCGCTCCTGAAGGAAGTGGTACCTAAACTATGAGGAGGCTATGAAACACTTAGCCAGAATTGATGTAAACATTAAAAACGTTTATAACGGGCCAGTGGATATCGTCGAATGGACAACCGCTGACCCGTTTCCGCATCTTGGTAACGAAGTTGGGGTCGATACCGAGACAGAGCTTATAACAGAAACAAACTTGGCACCTCCTTTAGTAGTGCTCGGAGTCTTTGATCCACAAAGCGCTTCCTGCTATATCAGTTATTGTGAGGATGCTAAAGTGTTCATAAATCAGCTCAGCAAGTTGGAGGTCAGGCAATACTACTTCAATCTCGGATTTGATGAGCAGGTACTCGACAATGAAGATCCTGAGAAAGCACTGATGGATGCCATAGAAATGGGGCGAGTCAGAGACATGCAGGTACGCACACAGCTTCATGATATTGCAACAAAAGGATTCATTCCTTATAATCACTATAGTCTGGAAGATTGTTCAAGACTAATGCTTGGCATACAACTGGATAAGGGTGAAAAGGATGATCCAAATTCTCATAGGCTTACTTTCAGACGCGGTACAAAAATCACACAGGAACAGGCAATCTATTTGTGCTGGGACTGCATGAGTACGTTTTATCTGAGCACAAAGATCCCGGAGCAGCCTACTGAGATTCAGCATACAAAGGGCATGTGTGTCTTAGCTCATATCAGCCAGAATGGATTTCCAATTGACATAAGGGTATATAATGCTTTCAAAGAGAAACTGCAAAAAGCAAAGGATGAGTACAGAGCACAACTGCTGACATTTGGATTTCCTGATCCATATGCCAAAGATCGAGATGAAAACGGAGAGTATAGAGAGTTTGTAGTCAATAAGGCTGAACAATTTATATCTCTGGTAGAAAATCGATCGGAGTTTGGCCAGCTGAACATCTGCAAGAGTAATGTGCGTATGGCATTGCTCTATATGTACAACTTCTCAGATGATATGGATCATTGGCAGGATGTAGAGGAAAGCTGTGCGTATTGGCTCACTTGTGAGAAACCAAAGACACTGAGGAAGGCTGAAAAGGCTATTTATGATGAGATGTTAATAGAGCTCGATTGCCTGGAAGCTTATTTCTCTGCGGGTAAAGAGATAGTCATGAATGCGCTATTAGGGCATGTTCTGGAAGATCTGCTAAACCAGCAAGAAAACAAGTTGGAAAGAGGCTACGACTTTAAACACGCCGTAGAGTATGCAGCAGAGATCATAGATGACAACTCCCACTGGCTTACTAACGAGAAACAGGTAGGCCCTGTAACCTTCACACAGAACCATTACAAAAATCTGTTAAAGCAATATCCAAAGCTGGAATTGCCAATGACAGCTGGTGGAAGTTATAAGCTGACACTGCAAGATAGGTGGCGACTGGATGATCTCGATATAAAGGACCCTTTTCTGGAAGTGCTGACTAATTACAGACATGTGGAAAAGTTCCTAAGCACATACTTTAATCCCGAGCATCTGAAGCCTGATGTAAAGGTACATCCGAGATTCTCTAATATCAAGCGTACAGGGAGAACCTCTGCAACAGCTCCACCTGTTCAAACACTGCCAAGCAGGGAGTCTGTGTACAGCCTCAAAAATATGTTCTGTCCGCCGAAAGGAGCGATATTGTGCGCGACAGACTTTTCGTTTGTTGAGTGGCAAATAGCACAGCCCAACTAAAAGAAAGTGAATTGCTGGAACCCCGACCATTTACAGATGAGGGCAATCAGCAGCCGATCAAGGATAGCCTAAACACAAGCATGGCTACCGGAAAAGGTTCATCGATCATCCCGCAAGGGAGTAGGATAATACAGATCCGAAGCGCTCTTGAGAAGGAAACGACTCAAATGATATGATCAAATCCTCTAGTAATAAGGGAACAACTGTATGCGGTTTTGCCCAATCCTGCTATGACCGCTTCGGTATCAGTACGATGAGAGACGTCATCAATGCTGGTATCGATCCACATAGGTGGTTCGCAGGAGTGATGAATAAAATCATCACAGCAGATCTAACTCATAAAGACGATCCGGAATGGGTCGCTAAAACAAACGCATACTTGGCGGAGCATGTAACAAAGAAACAACGCCAAGATGCAAAGGCTGCAAATTTTGGCCTGCCTGGCGCAATGGGTCCAGCCCGCTTCTACCAGCATGCAAGGAGTCAAGGTATCGTCATGACTCCAGAGCAGGCAGAAGAAATGGTCAACACATGGAAATCCGCTTTCAAGGAGATGAGGTTCCATATGAACCCGATGAAATCCAAGAGAGCCGATCTTCCGTATGATACCTACGGTCTATCGCGCCTAAATGACGATGAAGATGATATGGATGATGTTGAAGATCCAGCGGATAAAAAGAAGCATCAATATATGGCTGTACTAAAATGCGGCCAGATGCGTGACCGTTGCTCTTACAACTCAGCGTGTAATTATCAATTCCAAGCCCTGGTTGCGGTTGGGGCCAAGGTAGCCGGATGGAATCTGGTATATAACGGCTATGGAGATAGATTGGTCAACTTCGTTCATTAAAGACCAGCTTGACAGTCTCACTTATATAATAGGAGACTGTATGTGTATAAAGTATATGTGTGGACCAACGCTATAAACGGCAAACGATATGTTGGCATAACAGGCACATCTATGGAAAAGCGTGCTGGATTGAATGGCTACCATTATCATGGCAGTCCTCATTTCTACAGTGCGATATTGAAATATGGTTTTGAGAACTTTTCATATGTGATACTTGAAGACAACTTGACTAAAGCCGAAGCTGCAGAGAAGGAAAAGTATTACATACAGAAGTTTAATACCATGAATCCTGCTGTTGGTTATAACCTTCAAGTAGGTGGTTTTCCAGAAGAAGTTCCTGAATCCAATATAGAACGTGCCAAAAAGATTTCAGCAACGCTTAAAGAACAAAGATCATCACCAGAGTACAGAGAGATAATGCGTAATCGTGCGAGAGCTGTATGGGATGATCCTGAAAGACATGCTGAAATACTTGAAAAGCGTAAGGGAAAAGCACACGGTGGGACACCACAGGTAGCCATATACTGCGAAGAGACAGAATTAGTATATCCATCTCAAGCAGAAGCATCATTGGCACTCGGTTTTCATAGGAGCACAGTATCTTCAGCATTGACTGGAGGTAAGGGAAAAGCTGTACTTAAGCACCGTAACGGAACACAATACCATATATACAGAGTAAAAGGTGAACGTTAAACAGGGTGAATTGCTGGAATATCCCACACAAGGGACAATCAGCAGCCAAGCCCAGTAATGGGAAGGTTCAACGACTATCCAGAAATGGAGTACAGCCAAGCGGCTGGAAGCGCCCTGATGATACAGTAAATGTATCATATGATATAGTCTCAACTTGCATGGTAACATGCAGCAGCGAAAGCGGTCATCGAATAGCGAACGATGGCGAAGATACTTGGATGAATATCTCTATTGGCTGTGGCCAGATGAAATCCAGACACATATTCCTATCATCGAAAGACTTATGCTCGATGGAATGAGGACAGTAATTAGTGATGTCAAAGTTGGTGTTGAATCATCGTGCATGCTCCACTGGGACAAGAAAGCTAAAGAGTTCTCTGAGATCGAGTTTGACAGCAACGGCCTTCCAATTCTGGAAGAGCCGCCATTCGTAAAACAACTATTTGAACAACAGCAACAAGAAAGGGCTTGAACTACATGTATCAGGCTTATCGTGAGCAAAACACAGCCAGACAGTATGGTCCGTGGCTGTCCTTTGTGAAGCAGCAGTTCAGGAAGGGATATCAGATCCCCGGCCTGGAGCACCAAACGAACGGTGTAAGATCTTACACACTTTGGAACACCAGGAACAGCGTACTCCGCATTGTGCCGGGCTATGACCCAGCAACTGGTGAGATTTTTCCGCAGAATATAAAGTGCAATGAGTATACGACAGATGGAGCCTATACTGATCACCTGTCCGATACGTTTATGACTGCTTCTGTGGTGGTCAATTTTGGGCAGCAGGGAATGTCCTTCATCACATCATATGCACCAGGTTCTCCAGATGAGCAGCGTTGGGGCGGCTCGACTGTATTCAAGGTTTTCACCAAGAATATCCAGAACTCTGTGAACGCAGTTAATAACGGTAAGAAGTCGCGCTTTGGTGTTACTCAGGAAATGCACCGCTGGTGTGATCCTATGCAGGGACCGCTGAAGTATGATCATATGGCATTGCTGATGCAGGCATTGGTATTCACTGTCAACGGGCGTGACAACCAGGATGCAGACGGCAATCCGCTGGTTGGTGATGATGGGAGTACTCTTCCGCTGTTCGGTGTGGTATGTATCGATAGTAAGGCATCAATTGGCGCTCTTATGCAGGCTCTGGTAGAGCCAGCAAATCCAGGGCTTCCTCTGAATCCCGCTACTAACAATAAGTACGGCAGCATGTGCGAACTTGATAGCAACATTATGTTCCTGAACTCTGTTGACAATCCAAACGGCAAGGGACATATGCTTCGTCCGTCTGTACAGGCACCCGGTAAGGGCTGGACTCCCACTCCTTTCCCGCTTACAGAAGAGGATGTAAAGTCACTTTGGATTCCTTGGGACAATCTTCTGCAGTATATGACAGCAGAAGAGCAGCTCAAGTATCTGGCTGGTGAATTTGGCTCTGACAGTGTGAATTACTTCGTCGGTACTGATCCTATCTTTGCAGGCAAGCTTGAGATTCCACAGGAGATCAAGGCAGCAGGATATGGGCGCTATCAGCAGTTCATGGGCAATAAGCAGCCGCAACCTTCTCAGTCTGCTTCAAGTGGCTTTGGTCCAGGAAGGTCTTCGTTTGGCATGATGCCGAAGCAGGGTGGAACCATCCGTGAGAGCTTTGAGGATCCTGTCGAACAGACGCTGAATACTGGTTATACGCCCGCGCCGCAGCCTCAACTAGCGCCTCGTCCTTCCGGATTGTCTGGTCTGCGTGCCAACAGTACGATTGACCAAGAGAAGCTGAAAGCAGCCCTTAATGGGATTCGCGGCGCAGCCTCTACACCAGCAGGAAATCAGGCCAGCATGGCAGCCAATCTGCTGAACGATAACAATCTGGACGACTACCAGACCCCAGATCCAGAAGAGGCGTTCTGATGGCAGTATCCGCAATCCATGCAATGATAGAAGGCCTTCGGAAAGCCGACAGCACAGGTATTATGACGTCTGTTAAAGAGCTGAAGGAAAACCAATTCGGACTTCCTCTGCAGCACTATGCGCAGCAGTATCTGTTCGGCAGCACAGGCCTTCGTATCAAAGTCTTCAACTCCATTAGCGGAATGCCTCAGTCCTGCAAGTCTCCGCTGCTGTTTGATCTCATGGGGCACGTGTGTGCCTCTGAGGAAAAAGGCGGACTTGGCGGACTTGGCTTCCTATATGAATTGGAAGACAAGATTTCTCCCACACTTCTTGCAGGTGTTCTCGCTAATTTTGGCGAGGATGTCTATGAGCGTTTCCAGGTTATCAAGGACCTCCCGCTTGATGGTGCTTTCAGGCATATCTGTAAGCAAATCATCCCAGCATATCGTAAGAATCTTGGAAGTTGCGAGATGCCAATTATCCTTGGTCTTGACTCTATTGGTGGTGCTGCGGCAAGTGACACTGTCGAGAAGCTGGAGAAAGAGGGTGTAGTTGGTAAGGGCTTCCACGAGAAAGCGCACTGGATGAAGTATTTTTGCGAAAATGCAGGTGTGCTCATCGGTGACATTCCAATGGTGGTAGTCTGCATCAATCAGGAAAAGGAAGCTGCAGCGGCAGCATATGGTCCGCCGCAGAAGACTATTACTGGTGGCAAATCTCAAGTCTTCAAAGATGGCGTGATGATCTCTGCCTCTTACAAGACCCTGGCATCCGGCGATGGAAAACTCATAACGTTGAGAACTACAAAGCTGTCATTTGCTGATGCTCGTAAGATCGAAGTTGCATTCCGCTGGAACAAGTATGGTGCTACAGATCCTGACACAGATGCATATGGACATCACTTCGAGTGGGCCCTTGCATCTGCTAAATGTCTGGCAGATCCTGAGAAGGGTGTTGGTGAGATCCGTGACATCTGTGACGTAAAGGTTGCAGATAGTGGACTTGTCACCTGCCCTACCTTCAATCTGCGCTCTGTACCTGCAGAGGAATTCGAGGCAGCGCTGTTCGACAGTTCTAATAGCAAGACGCTTAATGCGCTCTATCAGTATCAGAAGATCGAGCGCATCAAAGATCTGTCTGCTTACAAGGAATATGTGAAGTCCCGCAAGAACGGCACCTTTCACGAACCGCCTCCGCCAGCTGAAGCTACAGTGACGTCTAAGAAGCCTCGCAAGAAGCTCATACCAGTTTTTCCACCTGATCCGGTGGATGCTTCTCCTGAGCAAGAGGAACAGTCTGAGGCATGATCCGATGGATGGTCTTCAAGGCTTCCTTGGCGATATAGGTGCTGCCTACAAGCAGGCTAAACGAGAGCAGAAGTCCAATGACATCATCGATTTCATTGAGATCAACTGGAAGCTGTTTGTGTCAAAACGGGCTGATATGACTGCTGCCAGAGAGCAGATAGGTACAACGCTTCCAGCAACGGTGGACGCTTTCTGTGATTTGCTGGCAATACCAAATTTCGTCTATTTCAAACGTTCCCCGGTGGCTGACATCGGGGGCGCTTTGCTGGATTTCGGCAAAAGTAAACTCTTCGAGCTTTTCACCAAATGTGCGAGTTCACAGCCATCGCATGAGGCTGTATTGTTCATAGTGGCTGGCAAGAAGTCTATCTGTATAACAAATATGCAGACGACTTTTGAAACAACTAACTATGATTTCCGCTACTGGAACGAGAATCTCGAAGTACACGTATTCAAGGCAACCGATGCACCTCTACGGTTGCCGAATCTCTTCAACCCAAGGGAAAACAATCAATGAGCGAAGAACTTATTGAAGAAACAACTGAACTTACAGTTGCACCGTCAGCAGACATTATGATTGCTGACGAACAGGACACTGTGGCGCTTGAGCTGGCTCTGCCGACTTATAAGGATGTCACAGATGAGAAAGTCCTGACTTATGTTCGCGGAGTCTTCTCCGGCTTCACTTACGATCCATCTGCAGATTATGCTAGACAGTTCTCTGATCCAAAGCAGCTAGCACAATATGTAGAAGCTACAATGGATGAGATCAAAGACAAGCAGACTGATGCAGTTTCTCAGAAGTTGTCTGTCAACAGTGCATCTCTTGTCCGTTTTTGGGCTATGGGGGCTGTTGTAAATAAGACACTGGAAGAGGCCTCTTATGGCAATGGAGCAGTAGGACAGATCGCATCGGAATTGAAGAAGTCTGTACCCTATATTTACCAGTTGCGCTCAGTGGCAACACAGCTTACTCTTCAGGATGCGTTCCTTCTTGGCATGCGTGAATGCTGCAGTACGACAACACTGCGCAAGCTTGCACAGATTCGTGATGCTGACCGCAGGCGCACTATCATCGACGTCTTTATACAGGAAACGCAGAACATGTCTGATGCACCTCGTATGGAACGTGCGACCAAGCAGTTCAAGGTTGCCATTAACGAGGCACTCAAGCGTGTCGATGTCCTTGCACAGGATACTGCAAATCCTGGAACAGAGGTTGATGACGAAGCAGAGCTTGTCAATGCTGCATATGCTGCCGGTATGGATGCACTGCGCCTTCTGAACAAGGAAACTAGAAAGCTGTCTGTTGAGGAAACCGTCTATCAGATCTGCGATGCCCTTGGTGATTTCGCAATCACTGAAAGTGTTCCTAATGCAGAAGACTGGCTTCAGCGTTTCAAGGAAGAAGTATCGGCTGCAAAGACTCAGGCAGAAGCCGCCAGAGACAATTTGAACGACATTCTGACGGAGCTCGAAAGTGCACTGCATGTCGAGGTTATCACTACAAATGATGACGCCGACAGCGAGCTCGATATCTAAGCGTTTTGCCGCTATAAAAGATGGTTTGGCTGAATTGGCCGATAAGATTTGTGACAAACAGGCCTTATCGGCCTTTTGCAACTTGCTTATATCCACGTGCACAAGCAAGAAATTAACAGCCGACCAACTGGCAGCTCTGGAAAGATCCACAATACATCTTCTGGATAAGCAGCTGACTAAAGAGCTGCTGGATGCCAACGCCTATAGAGTGATAGCAAACTGGCATTTTATTACGGAAGGAATGGATATTCCGGTCTGGACAGGCGGACGCATAGATTCTGAAATATTGTTTCTTGGCTGTTCCAAGAAGCGCATTATAGACAAAGGTAAGGTTTACCTGAATCTCAAGATCAAGTTAAGAACAGGCATTTCTGCTGGCATAATATATTGGGTGCGTTTAACTACGCGCCAGATTTCGTTCTTTCTAGGTAAGGAATCAGGGACGAAATCTCAGGGCTGTTCGCCAGAAGAGATATCCGGTATGAAAGTATCAGCTGTCCTTGAACTTGCAGGAGATGACATAAGAATTGTGGATTGGAAGTGTTCCGATTCACAGAAAAAGTATAATAGGCAGCTGGCTGAAGCAAGGCGCGATGTCAGGAAGTGTTCTACTTTCAGACCATGCAACACTTGTCCAAAGACCACCAGAGAATGCAATCTGGCTATATGGCTGCCGGAGGAAACAACAATTGAATGAACCTGTTACTAAGCTTCATTTCACAAGAATAAAATCACGAGGCGAATCTGGTTTCTATGATCCGCAGTCTGATATACGTGTAGTTCTGCCGACTGCCGTAAAGATGACCCAGGACCTTCTGATGCAGGTTTCGCCCGATATGGAAACGAAGCAAGAGTATAGTTACCTCGCAAAGTGCTATGCCATCTATCAGATCCGCCTGATGGAAGACAGCACCGACCTGGTAACGCAAGTGGCCGAATTTGAACGGGCTATCGAGAAGGTGCATCCACAGACACGTGCTGTATGGTATGAAACCTTATTCACACTCATGAACGCAGTCTATGGGCTGTTCGCTCGCAGAGATGCGAAAACTGATGGTCAGGAAATTCGGGGAATGCTAAATACGGCTCAACAAGCCGCCCTGGTATCGGCTGTCAAACCTGAACAGGCAGCTGAAATTATCGAACAGTTCAGGAGCAAGGGCATGCTGTATGCCGAAAAACCAACTATTGACACAAACGGTTATGCCGTATGTGTCGAAACCGAAGAAGTCATCAAGAACATCAAACAGCTTGCGCAAATTTTTATCAACCACTCAGGATCAGACCAGTGGAATGATCTCGCAGCTGCTTGTGATGCCTGCTTCGAGGATCCTAACACAGCCAAGCTGGATGACAAGACACAGGTGTCTATAGCCCTTGCATATCCAAGTTATGAGTATCCTACGCTGGAGGTCGAAACAGAAGATGTTGAACCTTCATGATAAGATGCTAAAATTGAAGAGACTGGATGATGTGGTGCTGTTCAGGTGGGTGGCAGGACATAAACGTATCGCGGGAGATTATACGCTCTTGTCTAATATAAGACTGAATGTATTGTCCTGTGATAAAGGAAATGTCGTCTATTCATCGTCAGCTCCAATTGTGTATAATGTGCATGGACGCCCTGCTATCTCATTTAGAGACCGTGACTTAATGACCATTATAGGCGGATCATCCAGAACAGGAATCAACGTTGCCTCCAATATGCTCAAAGAAGGAGAATCGGCATCACAGACACGCTATTGTGAATGGCGTGTTGTGGATGCTGATCATTGTCCTCAATGGTTGGAACAACGCATCATGTCAATGGCTGGCGGTACTATCTACAACTGTTTCCAGTTGAGACTGCCCGATATGTTCAGGATTTCTAAGAAGCCGGAAACTTTGAAGCCCATCTTCACAGCAAGCCTTATCAGAGCCATAGGAGGAGAGCCTAACGATGACGCGGAAACTCTGAACAAGAAGTTTCACGATAACCTGGACCTCTTCGGGCAGTTCAATGATGATGGCTATATAATTCCAAACGAATATATCTGTGCAGGAGGATGCTGTGTCGTGGCATCTAAAGGAATTCCGGCATCTACCGGCAGCATTGTGTTCACTATGCCGCTGAAAAATTTCACAGCAGAATGTGATCGCCGGCATTGGGTGATCGCTACATCTGCAAATACGGAGATCCCAGAATGACTTGGGGCGAATATCTGCAATCAGTTATTAACAAACCACTATTGCTGTTTGCCACTGCCACAACAGGCGTTAACAGCGATGACTGCTTGTTGGCGGTCTCATATGCAAAGCTGACAGCAGGTAACCCTCAGACTGGTACCTTGTTCTACGGTGCTCCAGCAAGTTGCGCACTGCATGGTGTAGATTATCATAAGATCAGCATGCATGTGCTAAATACAAGGGGCTTGTCCATGAGAGATTTCAGCGATTCAGTCAATCAGCTCTTCAGAGAGAATACTCCTATGTCCTATAATCCGGGATTCCAGGAGCTGGCACTGACAGAGATGACAGAATGTGAACATGTACATGTTGTGGACTTTCCGCTGCTTTTCAAGTTTGCTCAATCCAAGATAGCTTTGAAGGCGGAAGAATTGGACAAGGTAACGGCAATCAATCAAATAGAACAGATGGCGGCAAAGCACGTACACAGTCCGCCCCCGTTCAAACGACTCATGCACGCAAACAATATAGAAGTTGATCCATATACGGACGAGCTCCCTGTTGTTACGAACGTGCAGATCCTTTTGAGGCTTTGGGAGCTGCTGAGAGAAATGCAGCTGGTAACTTACTGATCTCTTTCTTGAGAATACCGTTGTTCACAGACTCGTAGATGAGAGAAGCTCTGTTACATCTGCCGATGACAGGCTTGCTGTCAACAACGCTAAGCTCGATATGGCGGTCTTTGGCATTAGCAAGAACATGCTGAGTACCGTTCTTGACCAGAAGTAAAACCATACCATTGAGCCCGCATGGATCCAATAGTCCGAAGCTGTCTTTCTTATAACACAGTTTCCAGTTAGCCGGATCTACGGCTATCACAACATAGTCCTTGGACAGCGTATCCTTCTTGGAGGGCACTTTCAGAAATGAAAGACTGGCCTCGGATACGCTGTTCAGGCTTCTGTCGTTGTCCGGCTGGAGTACAGGTACTATCTGCAGGACAGCATTCCTAAGTAACGTCGTGGAGGGATCCTCCGCGACGACACATTCGAACTCGTCGATAGAAATGCCTTCTTCGACGTTACTTTTTACTGTGTAACACGCCAGGTAATCCAAAATGTTAAACCTCTATGATCTGAAAAGAGTTCCGAGAACTTGGAGGATAGCTTATATCCCCAAGAAGAACGGCGAAAAACGAAAACTTACAATTCCCAACGACCAGCTGAAAGAACTGCAGCATGATATCTTACAGTACCTCTATGAGTTGGTACGTCAAGGCAAGGTGCAGGTGTCTTCTCTGGCTCATGGCTTTGTGCCATACCATTCATGCGTCACATCAATTTTGAAACACGACAAAGAGTCACAGGTGTTTCTGTGCTGTGACATGCTACATGCCTTTGATTTGCTCGATCCAGAATTCGCCAAAGTGAAACTGCTCGATGGCGGGGTATCCAAGGCTTATGCGGATGAGATCATAGGTGCATGTGCTTATCAGAACAGCCTGCCACAAGGTGGTCCTGCAAGTCCTTATCTGCTGAATATCGCAATGTTTGATGCAGACTGTGAAATCGCAGCTTATGCAAAGAAGCACGGATTCCAGTACACCAGATATGCTGATGATCTGGTTTTCTCCATCAGAGATGTCGATGGCAAGGCTATGCAGCAGTTGCGTGCAGCAGAGCAGGCTATTCTGACAGAGCTTGAAAAGCTTCCGCCGCTTCCAGAAAAGCCAACAGAGAAACAACTCAAGAAAAGGCAGGAAAAGCGCGAAGCTATCTATGAAAAGCACCGCAGCAAGAATCCGTTTCTGTGGTTTCTGTATGGTGTAGATACCATTCTGCAGAATACAGTCAACATGCGCCTTAATCACAAGAAAGACCATGTGATCTTCCGTGGCAGCAAATGCAAGCCACATATCCTAGGTATCAGCATCCGCCAGGATAATCACGGCTACAATGCAGAACGCAAACTTCGTGAAGAAACAAGATGCGGCCTTTGCAATCTGTGGCATAAGATCTTCGATAAACAGAAGGGCAAATACACAGACGAGGATCTCAAAGAGTGGCTCAGATTGAAAGGACGTGTCGAATACTGCGATATGGTTCGGCGTGTCTCTGATGCCGGATATGACACCTGTGATCCTCGTGTTCAGGAAAAATATTATAACCCGCTTGAGAGGTTGTTCAATGCAGAGCAGTTATCAAGACAAGTTAAGGCTGGCGCTAAGAGCTGAGAAAGCTTATTATGAATGCGACAAGCCCGTTATGTCCGACAGTGCCTATGATGCACTTATAAGAGAGCTGAAGGACTACGAAGAACAGCATCCGGAAGAGAAAGCAGCAAACAGTCCAACCACCAGAGTTGGCGGCAAAGCTGTCAGCACTTTCGACAAGATACAGTTTCCAGTAAAGATGCTGTCGTTAAAAAACGCATTTACTGATGCTGAGGTGCTGTCCTTTATGGACAATACCAAAGCAGGTAATGTTGGTTACGTGATACAGCCTAAACTGGATGGGCTGACACTGGTACTGTGGTATGATCATGGCATGCTTCAGAAAGCTGCTACCAGGGGAAACGGAGAAGTGGGTGAAGATGTTACTGTCAATGCCTATCATATTCGTGGAATTCCTTCTGTGGTGAAGGATCAGTCTGCATTCCTGGTACGTGGTGAAGTGGTAATGCACAAGTTGGACTTCGAACGCCTCAACAAGAAGCGTGAGAAAGAGGGCAAGCCATTGTATGCCAATGCAAGGAATGTCGCGGCAGGTACCACCAGACAGAAAGATCCAAGGGTTGTGGCAGAACGAAATCTTATGTTCTATGCCTATGATACACCAGGTAATGAAAACTTCACCACAGAGGCTGAGATGCTGTCCTTCCTTACGGATAATGGCTTCACAACGCCAAGAACTTATACTGTGAGTACAAGTGACGAATATCTTAACAGCCTTCTTCCAGACCGTGTACATACTATCAAGGCGCAGGAAGACCTGCTGGACTATGCTATAGACGGCGCTGTAATCAAGACACTGTCTCGTGGAGCATGTAGACAACGACTTGGTGAGGGCACCCATGACCCCAATTGGGCGATTGCTTTCAAATTCACACCTGTATCCGCTATTACAAGACTTACAGGAGTTACCTGGCAGATAGGACGTACAGGAAGAGTGACTCCAGTAGCGGAACTTGAGCCAGTAGACCTGTGTGGTACTCTTGTAGAAAGAGCAAGTTTGCATAATGTGGAATATATCAGAGAGCTGAACCTGCACATTGGAGATGTGGTTTCAGTTTATAAAGCCGCAGAGATTATTCCACAGATCGATTGCGTGGTGGAGTCCATGGGCGGTGATGATGTGACTATTCCGGCCGTGTGTCCAGATTGCGGTGCAGAATTATCTTTCGATGGTGCTGCACTTGTTTGCAACAACCAGGAGTGTCATTCAAAAATGAAGGCAGAACTGCGATATTTCGTTGCAAGACAGAACATGGACATACAAGGAGTTGGTGCAGCTGTAATAGAAGTTCTTGTGGATGCTGGCAAGGTAAGAACACCTGCTGATCTGTACAAGTTAAAGATGACAGATTTGCTTACTCCAGGACTTATTGCCGAAACCAAAGCAGCGTCTATTGTCGGGGAGATCATCAAGTCAAAGTCTCAACCATTTAATAGAGTACTTTCTGCGCTTGGCATTGATATGGTAAGCTCGTCCACTGCGAATGTGCTGTGCGATGTGTTCGGTTCTATGGATGCAATCAATGCGGCTACAAAGGAACAGTTTGCTGCCATTGATGGTATCGCAGAGCTTTCTGCTGACATTATCTATAACAGCCTTCATAGCGAGAAGAAACAGCTACTCATAGCAGCGCTTAAAGAAGCAGGACTAAATATGGCTTCTACCAATTCGAGAGTCAAGCTTGGTTCGCAGCTGCTTGGCAAGACTTTCTGCATTACAGGTACTTTGTCACAGTCCAGAGATATATTCAAGAAACTCATTGAGGACTATGGTGGAAAAGTGACAGGTTCTGTTACAAGCAAGACCGACTATCTGCTTTCCGGTGAAGGCGGTGGTTCAAAACGCGACAAAGCGCAACAGCTTAAGGTAACTATAATCAACGAAACACAACTAAAGGAGATGCTCCAGTGATTGGGGATATCGATTCAACACTTCCTGTCGGCATGACGCATCTCATCGACAGGGCTGATGAGATCTGTCAGCAGCACGGCGGTGTTGTCACAGCAATCAGATACGATTCGCTGGAAGAGATGGATCTCGATAAGTTCCTGAAAGAAAGAGTGCCGAATCTCAAGGAAAATAGGAACAACCTTGTCATCATCAAGGATACAGTCAGACAGAACATGTACCGCATCCTGAATGACAATGTTGCGATCTATCATATTAAAGAAATTTCAGACGTATTCATTGATGCATTTATGGAGCGTCTGGCAAATGAGCAGGCATTCTCTGTAACGCTTAACCTGACCTATCCGCTCATTCATTTTGCTACTACCAAATATGGTGAGAAGCTTATCTGTGTGAGCATTCCTGAAAAGCAGTTTACGTATCATGTATCGGATCGTGGATTTGAGCCTTTCCTGGCATGGCATCCACCGCTTTGGTTCTATCTGAAACTGAATCCGGCGAATATCCCACAGAATGTCAAGATTGGTGTAGTGCTTGATAGATCTGATGATGCAAAGAAAGCAACGGTCTGTCATCTGCCTTTGCCCAACTGCTATCCTGACGGCAACATCTGTTTTGGCGGTACACATCTAACGAATCCGAATGGCGGAGCGCTTACAGAGGCAGCTGCTATCGAGCTCAAGTATCAGCAGCTCTTCAATTCAAACTTCAATTCCGATCTGCTTCAGGATCGTGAGATTCAGCAGATCGAGGCAATGTGCAAAGCCAGAAAAGACTGGCCGGAATGTGAAAAGGAACTCAACAACTTTAAGAATTCCTTCCAGGCTAGATTCGCTATTCGCTATAAGTATGCGTTCATGGAAAGAGCTTCTGTCTTCAAGTTTCAGTACAGGAACTCCAGAAACGGAGAGGATTTCCTGGCACACATATGAGAACCCAAAAATCAAAACCAACAAGAGCAATCAGAAATGTTCAGAAGATGATGCCGGATTTCGCTTATCTGCCTTTCGATGGTTTTCAGCGACTCCGCGGCACCTTTACTAAGTCATTGAATACAACAAGGCAGTGGACCTTGGCAAGGGACTACCAGATGAACGTTGATGAAGCTCTGGAAAGAGAAAAAACGACGTGAAAAACTATGTTGTTGGCACTAACAAGGTGCTAGCGAAAGTTGACAGTCCGGTCCTTGAGGGCTGGATCACCGTGGGCTCTGTGAAAGAGCTTCAGACCTATACTGATAAGGAAATCGATCCTGAGAAGTATCCTGGTCCTGTCTGGAAAGGCAGCAAATTCCCTGCCGACCTTATGAAGCAGGTCATCGGCACCATTCATGAATTTCCAAGGATGGAAACTGCTTACAGTCTGTATTACAACATCACTACAGGACAGTGGGCAGTTAAGTGTCCTGAACAGAACGGTGCAGGTGCAAGTGTTTCCTATAAGGATGATGGTGATGGAATGCCAGAGGGTTTCTCTATTATCGGGTCCATCCATACGCATCCAGAAATGGGAGCCTTCTGGTCCGGTACAGATTTGAATGATCAGCAGAAGAAACACGGCATTCACTTCGTCTTCGGTCTGCATGATGGCCTGGTACGTTACAGCAAAGTCACTGTTTTCACGCCGACCGAGCAGTTCGACCAGGATATCCACGATGTTGTTGAAGATTTCGACTGGGCTCAGGTCTATCCTGCGGTTCCTGAATGGGTCGAGACGATCAAAAAGCAGTCCTACCGCAGGGTCTACACTTACCCTACCTACACATACAAGCCAAAGAAAACGAAATACAACAACTATGCTGGTTACGGCTACTCCGGATATCCCTCAGGACGTGGTGGTGGCAACAGCTGGTGGGGCGGCTATGGAGGTGGCTGGGATGCGTGGGAAGATGCTTATGGTGATGATTATGACTATGATTACACCAAGCCGGTCACAGGCACCACTGCGTCTGCAGCTGCTCTTACAACCGATGATGGAGAGATTGGTGAGGACAATCCTTACATCACCGTTTTCGATGAAGCATTGGCAGATGCTGTTAAATCAGAGCAGCTCCGTATGGTGATGGTCGACCAGCAGACACGTTCTGTCATTGAACACGAGATCGATCTGCTTGTCATCGACATCACTGATCCGGCCGACATTGTTGAAGGCATCCAGGAAATCACTTCTATCACCGGTTCCGTCACGGGTCCTAAGCTGACAGACGAAGACGAGCGGGCTATTCTGGAGAGTGTCCTCGATTCGATGCCTGCAGTCAATCTCATAGATTCGACTGCTCCTACTTTCAGGAATGCCTATTGCGTTGATGCAATCGGAGCTCTGGTCAATGGTCTCGTTGACTCCTATTGCGAGAATCCGCGTTGCATCGACAGCGAAGACGTCAGCAATTTCATGTCTACACTGAAAGACGCGTATGATACCATGCTGCGTATCGAGGCCGAGAAGGATTCAGCTGTCTATTTGCAGTCCGACAAGGGCGAAGACGAAGAAGGGGCCGAGCAGTGCTGAGACTTTATGTCATCGGCTGCGG